ACATTTTTAATGGACTATTTGAATGGATAAAAGATGATTGGAACTCTAATCGTTATCGTTTTGTTGTTGAATTGCTTGCTTGGTTTATTAGCATTGGTTGTAGCATTACAATGGCTCTCACGGTACCGAATCCTCCGTTACTTGCTTTATATCCTGTGTGGATCCTTGGTTGTGCTCTTTATGCTTGGGCTGCTTTTACTAGGAAATCTTTTGGCCTCCTTGCTAACTATCTTCTACTCACTACAATCGATACCTTTGGTTTGATAAGGATGCTTGCATGAGTGATGTTAGTCAAATCATTTCTTTGATTGTTGAAGCACAAAACATTGCAAAGACAAATGGTTACAATAATATATTGCAACCAGGTTTCATTAAAGAGATGATTGTGGCAGACATACTTGGTCATCAGGTACATAGAACTAAACATGAACCTGATGCTTATGACAAGGTTGACCCTAACATCAAGTATGAATACCTCAGTTGTTTTGAAAATGGTTCTTTCCAGTTTGACCGAATGTTCAAAAGTCCGGTTGAAAAGAGAAATAAGTCTTTACAAAGAATCACCAGAAATAGTAAAATATACTGTGCAATTTTTGAAAAAGAGTCGCCACTCAATGTGTTGGAAATCTATGAATTGGAAACAGGTGTTGTTTTAAAAGAGACTGAAAGACAGTTAGATTCCAGTTCAAATGATATATCGCATGTTGGTTTTGGCATTAAGTGGGTAACTAATAACGGTAATAAGGTATATTGATGAGCAATCCTTTTGATTATGTTAATGCGATATTACAAAATAAGAAACAAATAATTACTGACGATATCACGGAGAAAGACTATATTGCTTTCATCGTGAATCGAAGTCTTTCCTATCATAAAGACTGTATCATGTATGCCAATGAGATGAATCGTAGGCACTTCTTGGAAAAGAAGTTGCAAAATGACTTTTTACTAAATACCGTGCGGTCACAAAAAAGACCGTTTGCGAAGTGGGTTAAATCTGAGAAAAGTGACGATTTAGAATGTATTAAGACTATCTATGGTTTCTCCGACTCAAAGGCTCGTGAAGCTCTGCGCCTCCTTAGCAATGAACAAATCCAACAACTAAAAGAAAAAACCCAATTGGGTGGATTAAATAAGAGGTAATGATGGTAGACTTGACTAAATTTGTGGAGGTCAGCCTGCAAGAACAGGATGATTTTCTAAAGGTAAGAGAAACACTTACCCGCATTGGTGTTTCTTCTCGTAAAGAAAAAGTTCTTTATCAGTCATGCCACATTCTACACAAACAAGGCCGATACTATATCGTGCATTTCAAAGAATTATTTGCATTAGATGGAAAACCATCTAATCTTACAGAAAACGATATCCAAAGACGAAATGCTATTGCTAAGTTATTGGAAGAATGGGGATTGATAAAGATACTAAACCCTACATTGTTGACAGATAATATTGCACCACTTCATCAAATTAAGATTATTGCATTTAAAGAAAAAGATGAATGGCAACTTATCACAAAATACAATATAGGTAAAAAAACAATTGATTATTGACAACTGATATAAATAATGAAGGCGATGCCGAAAGGGTCGCCAATTTTGTAACTCGCTTAAAAGGAGAACTTTATGACACGAATTTCATTCGTTCCACTATACCAATCTACATTGGGATTTGACAAGTTTTTTGACGATGTTGAAAAACTATTGACCATGGATATTCAAAAATCAACTTTCCCTCCACATAACATCCTAAAACTGGATGATACACGATACATCGTAGAACTTGCCATCGCTGGGTTTTCTAAAGATGAAATCGATATTTCAGTTAATGCAGGAGTGTTGACTGTGAAAGGTGAAAAGGAAGATAAAGAAAGTGATGTGCAATATCTACACAAAGGTATTGGCACTAGGTCTTTCACCAAAACAATTACCGTAGCTGACACAATCGAAGTGAAGGGTGCAGAATTCAAAGATGGTATTCTGCGTATTGGTTTAGAGAATATTATTCCTGAACACAAGAAACCTCGCAAGATTGAAATTGGTAATGATTTGAAGGATTTCAAACTTCAACTGTTACAAGAAAAGCAGGTAGCGTAACTCGGTGGGGCACCTTGCCCCACTTTTTAAAATGGAGATATTATGATAAAGCGTGATAAAAATTTCAGACTGACCAAACAGACCAAACGGTTTATGGCCACCATAGTCGACCCAATCAAGCGTAATGAATACAAAAACGCAATGATTGAGGCACAGATTGTAGGGTCGGTTCAATTCAAATCAAACAAAAACAAAAAAGAACAAAAAGAATCTGCTGAGGCATAATGAAGCAGAAATTTGTTGATGCACACATGGCTGCAGCCGAGGTTTACTCTCAGCTGTCATCTGCAAAACGATTACAAGTAGGTTGTGTTGTTGTTAAAGACAATACGATTATTGGTATTGGTTACAATGGAATGCCTTCTGGTTGGGATAATAACTGCGAAGAAGAAATCATATTAGAAGAAGATGAAAAGTTTATAAAAGTTTTAAAAACTAAACCAGAAGTTCTTCATGCAGAAACTAATGCACTTGCCAAGATTGCAAAGTCCACAAACTCAAGTGATGGTGCAGCTATGTTCATCACACATGCACCTTGTATTGATTGTGCTAAATTAGTTTATCAATCAGGAATTAATTCTGTATATTATCGTAACAGTTATAAGAATACAGAAGGTTTAGATTTTTTAAAGAAGTGTAATATTGATGTGGTGCAGATATGAGATACACAACCAAAGTAGTAGAAATATGTGAAAACGGTGATGCAATCGTTGAATTGCCTGATGAGTTGGTAAAAGAACTCAATTGGGAAGTTGGTGATGTTCTTAATTATGAATTGAAAGACCAACAAGTGTTCATCAAAAACTTAACGAAGGAAAAGAGAGATGTTAGTTCTACCGGATGATATGATAGGAAGACCAGTCGGTTTTACCTGCTCAACTTTTGACCTCTTACATGCAGGTCATATTCTAATGCTCGCAGAAGCAAAAACAATCTGTGACTATTTAATTGTTGGTGTTCAAAGTGACCCAACCATTGATAGACCAGGTACCAAAAACAAACCCGTTCAATCCGTTGTCGAAAGATATGTTCAATTATCTGCCGTTAAATTCATTGACCAGATTGTTGTTTATGATACTGAAAAAGACCTTGAAGATTTATTGATGTTCTTACCTATTAGTGTTCGCATTATTGGTGAGGAATATAAAGATAAAGAATTTACAGGTAAACAAATTTGTGAAGAGCGTGGTATCAAAATTTGGTACAACTCCCGCAATCATCGGTTTAGTTCTTCCGAATTAAGAAATAGAACCTATCAGTCTGAATTGTCTAAGAAGGTTTAATATGACTAAAGTATTTCGTGATGTGCAGGTGTTTATGTCCGCCGCAGGACAAACTATTTCACAAAAAAATCCAGAGCAGGCGGTTCTCTATCGAAAACTAATCGATGAGGAATACGAAGAATTTTGCGAAGCACGAATCAACGAAGATGATGTTGAAACCATTGATGCATGTTTTGATATGATTTGGGTTATTGTAGGTTACATGGTGTCCCGTGGATGGAATTGTGACCAACTATGGGATGAAGGTGCGTTGAGTAACCTAAAAAAGATTGATAAGGCAACAGGTAAAGTTATCAAAAGAGAGGACGGCAAAGTTCTCAAACCCGAAGGTTGGAAACCACCAGACTTCAGCAAGTTTACCTAAAAAGTATTGCACTCTACTACATTATCGTGTATAATTTCGTTATAAACATTTTTTGAGGATAAAATATGAACACCCGTGAAATCGCAAAGAGAATCGCCATCGAACACAAACTGCCTAGAGCAGAAAGGTACGATTTGTATTTGCGTGAAATCGACAACAATGTTGAGGTGATTGGTTGGATGCAAGATCCAACCGCAGACATTCGTGACTATCGTGGTCGTGAAATGCTTTTCCCTAAGCGTTGGGTGACGATTGGTGTATTACCTGCGGAGACTAGGGTAAATGTATAGAGTATGTTACTATATGAATGGCACATCAACCGTAGCCTTCAAAGACTACGAAACTCTTGGTGAAGCCGTAGATTTTTCAATTAAACAACCGATAAATTCGGTATTAGAGATTAAACAATATGACAATAAAGCTCGTGACATTCAAAACGAATCATACGATTCTCGCAGAAGTGGACTGTACCAAAAATGATGAAGTGGTTCTGAAAGAACCTGTTCAAGTTATCATGCAACCAACTAAAGAAGGTCCCATGATGGCATTTGCACCATTCTTAGAATACTGTGAAGAATTCAATACTGGTATTAAAATCACCATGGACAATGTTCTTTGCATTACAACTCCATCCAGAGAATTAGAAAATCAATACAATAAAGTATTTGGTAGTGGTATTCAAATTGCCTCTGTAATTCCTAAAGTATGATACAATTATTGAATGAGTAAATACTACACCAATGTTGCCGTTCAGGGCAACAATATTCTTTTTAGAGGTGTCAAGAACGGTAGGCGAGTAAAGTTAAAAATACAATACTCGCCTACTTTGTTTTTGCCATCTAAGAAACCATCAGAATGGAAAACTCTATTCGGAGAAAACCTTGAGCCTATTAAGTTAGGTGATATTCGTGATGCAAAAGATTTTGTCAATCGATATGATGGTGTTGAGAATTTTAAAATCTATGGTAATGACCGATATGAATATTCTTTTATTGCAGATGAATTCAAAGGTCTAATTGATTGGGACATTCAACACATCAACATTGCTATCATCGATATCGAGGTTGGTTCTGAGAATGGTTTCCCAGACCCATATAAAGCAACTGAACCTATTACTGCCATCGCATGGAAAACATTGAATGGCGGTACTAAAGTTTATGGTTGCGGTGATTACATTGTGCAAGGTGAAGAAGAATACATCAAGTGCGATAGTGAATATGACCTGTGTAAGAAGTTTATACACGACTGGCAAAATAATTGTCCAGATGTTATCTCTGGTTGGAACACCGACTTCTTTGATATTCCATACCTTGTAAACCGATTCAGAACTGTTCTTGGTGCCGATGAGGCGAAAAAACTTTCTCCATGGAACTATATGTGGGAAAGAAAAGTGACCATCAATGGTCGAGAATTAATTCAATACAACATTGGCGGTGTCGCCTCGTTAGACTACATTGAATTGTATAAATGGTATGCGCCGGGTGGCAAATCCCAAGAATCTTATAAACTGGAAAATATCGCCAATGTAGAACTTGGTGAGAGTAAATTATCTTATGACGAATACGACAACCTACATCAACTGTATAGACTTAACTATCAAAAATTTATTGAATATAACATCAAAGATGTGGAACTTATCGTCAAACTCGAAGATAAGTTAAAACTAATTGAATTGGCATTAACTCTTGCATATGATACGAAATGTAATTATGAAGATGTATTTGCACAAACTCGTATGTGGGATGCTCTAATATATTCACACTTGTTGGATAAAAAGATTATTGTACCACCAAAAGAATTCAAACAGAAAAATGCTGCCTTTGAAGGCGCATTTGTTAAAGACCCACAAGTAGGTATGCACAAGTATGTGGCATCATTTGACTTAAACAGTCTTTACCCCCATTTGTTAATTCAATACAATATTTCTCCTGAAACATTAATTGAACCTTCTAATCATAGTGCAGAAATGCGAAGTGTTTTGGATCAAGGTGTGAATGTGGAAAAATTGCTAAATAAACAAATCGACACATCGAAGTTGAGTGATGTGGCGTTGACACCGAATGGTCAATTCTTTCGAACTGACATACAAGGCTTCCTTCCTAAAATGATGGAAGATATGTATGAAGATAGAAAGAAGTTTAAGAAGATGATGTTGAAAGCAAAACAAGACTATGAAAATGAGACTGACCCTGATAAGAAAGTTGAAATCGATAAACTTGTAGCACGATACAATAACCTACAACTCGCTAAGAAAGTTTCTCTAAACTCTGCTTATGGTGCGTTAGGTTCACAATACTTCCGTTTTTATGACTTACGCCAAGCACTTGCAGTTACGCTTGCGGGTCAATTGTCTATTCGTTGGATTGAAGGTAAACTCAATTTATACATGAATAAACTATTAAAAACAGAAAGCGTAGATTATGTTATCGCCTCGGACACAGATTCGATATACCTCCGTCTTGGTGACCTTATTGATAAGGTCTATAAAGAAAAGACAGATATTAATCAAATCATCTCCTTCATGGACAAGGTCTGTGAAGATAAATTGCAACCTCACATTGACAAAAGTTACGAAGAACTTGCTTCGTATGTCCATGCGTATGCCCAAAAAATGCAAATGAAGCGTGAAG